AAATGATACTGAACCTGCCGTGAAACCCATCTTCTGCCAGTGGTCAAGGTTATCATATTGTGATAGACCATCAGCCTTTGTTCTACCATACAATGATGTTGTTGTTACACCAATCAACACATCACCATATTGTTTTTTCCATAATCTTTGCACTTCATCAGATAGGCAGAGTAATGCCAATAATTTACCACCAACATAATTGTAACCAAGTGGTTGAAATGGAACGATAGTAGAACCAATTGCCGTGTGATTAATCATACTGCCTTGTGTCTTTAATTCACGAGCCCAACCAATCTTCTCATCACGAGGAGTAAGGTCTAAGAAGTCAGATGATATACAGATGACACCTAGATACTTGCCTGTCACCTGGTCACGAACCAAGAAGTTTAGGTTGCGACCAATGTTACTATTGTTCTTCATTGTTGAAATGAAATTACGAACTGTGTTCCATCTTTCAGGTAAGTCTTTACTTCGTTTCTTTTCTACTTCAAATTCTTTACCATCAATACCAATCTGCATATCTTTACCAGAATCATCTGTATATTCTAATACAGGTTGTAAGTTGAGATAATCTTCAGCTGATTGTGGCACCCAAATAGATGCCTTAATTTCATCAACAACCTTTTGTTGATTTGGGTCAACAAGCTGAACTTCTTCACCAAATAAAGTTTGATTAATAACAGTAGGATATTTCTCTTTGATTTCACACCACTTTTGATAGAGTGTGTATTCTTTTACATCCATTTTTGAAACATAGGTTAAATCATTGATAACTTGCTCTTTGAGAACACTCTCATCAATATCAACAAAAGAACTTGGCGGATTCTCATCTTGCCATTGCTTCCATTGTTCTTCTACATCAGCTTTAGGATCAACCATATTGTTTCTTCAATCTCGTAATTTTTTTAATTAATTTCTGTTGTTGTTTTTTTGCCATTTGTAATGCAAGTGGTTTAACATGGTTGGTAAACTTAATGCCATTCATGTGGTCTAGTTCGTGTTGAAAACATCTTGCTGTCAAACCTTCAAAACGCATTTGCACAACTTTACATTCTTCGTTAATGAATTCTGCTTCTACCCAAGAGTGCCTTTCTACATTAAGTGCTAAGCCAGGAAAAGATAAACATCCTTCTTTATCTCTAATCAAATCAGGCGAAGCATTAATAATTTTTGGATTGATACAAGCCCAAATGGCATCGTTTGCACCTAACACAAACACTCTCTCAAATATGCCACATTGATTAGCAGATAGTCCAATACCACCATGTAACTTCATGGTCATCTTCAATCGTTTGATTAGTTTACCAAGAACTGGATTTGGCAATCGTGTAACATCATATTCAGGTATCTTTTGAAGAAGCATTGGATAATCTTCGTTAAACAACGATAGTGGATTAATTACTTCTTCTTTCTCTTTAACAATACCTTCTTCGGTATCAATTGTAAAAATATCACTCATGTTTTCATTACCCAATCTTCTGCACAAATTTCGGCATCTTCTTCTCTGTCAAAATACTTAGCATCATTATAATCTGTTTCTGCTTCATAAAGCAAGGCCATAAACCTAGATTTGCCTACGCCTGTTAGGTAGACTTGACCTGTTCGGTTATGCCCATCGGTATACTCACTTAATTTTTTGAATTCATCCATTATATCATCCTATGATTGGTTTGTCAAATAAAGATTCTTTTATTACCTGTGGATCCCATGCCGTTCTGGAATCACACATAAGAACATTCATATCCAAAAGTTCACGCAACCCTAAATGCATGGCAAACGGAACATTATATTGTTCTTTTGCCTTTTGAATGTAATCTATTAAAGCCTTTTGATATAATTCGGCATATTTCTTTTGGCACATATATGCCTTATTGTCGCCAATGGCAAATACTCTCCAATTTTTATAGTTGATATTTGATAAAGAGAATTGAAAGGCTGCACTATTCACACCAGGATATTCTTGGTCTTGAAAGTCATCAAGTGCAATAATACCATCATCTCTCATCTTACTACTAAACAACATCAAATCACTTAACACAGCCGAATGTTCATGGCAACCATCAATGTGGAGAAACCTTAATTCATTTTGAAAAACAATATCATCAAACTTTAATTCTGTTGTATCTTCTAATCTCCAAATTAAATTATTGGAATTACCAAACTTTGTGATATTAGATGTGGCTTTTTCTTTATCAGATTCCGAAAAAATATCATATAGATAAAAATTATTGTTACCAATAAATTGTGAGATAGCAATGGCACTTTTACCATATGCAACACCAATCTCACACACATCGCCTTTTGGTTTCTGTAATTCTTTTAAAATTCCGTATGTAATGATAATGTCTTTAGGGTAAAACCAACCTTCTACTTCTTTGTCGATTACTTCTTTATAGTTTCTTAAATATTGTTCAAAGTTCATTTTACAATCCTACTAAAATTTTTAACCTTCTCAAAGCGAATTACATTACGGAATTTATCTTGTAGTATATCACCCTTGTGAGAGATAACAAACACATTGGTACCTTCTAGCATCTGTAATATAGTCATTAAATATTCTGTGCCATTTGCATCAAGGCTCGAATCAAACACTTCATCAAGTATTAATAGATTAGTATTGGCAGAGTTTTTTAGTTTAGCAACAGCACGCCAACTAAACAATAATGCCAAATCAATCTTTTGTTTTTCACCCTCTGAAAAAGAATCATAGGTGAAATCATCACGGTGCCTTGATTTGATTGTTTCTTTAAACGATTCATCAAGGTTAAAATTCACAAAGAAATCAAATGATGCCAGATATTTGTTTACCAATTTGTTAATGATTGGCAAATACTGTTTGATAATTTTGGTCTTGATACCTGTATCTTTTAACAGGCCAGATGCCACCTCGTAATATGTTTTCTCATCTATAAGGTCACATAAATGTTGCTTTAAGTCTTTTAATGTAACATTTATGATGCTTAATTCTTGTTCTTCTTTTTCAGTAGTTGATTTGTTTGACTTCAAATCTTCAACTTGTTTTTCTAATCGCTTGATATATTTGTTTGTTTCTGTAATAGATGTGTTGTTGGTAGCGATTCTAATTTGTAATGCCTGAATTTGTTTCTGTGTTTCATTAATTGAATTGAGTTTTGCCTGTTCTTCTAATAATTTTTTCTCTAACTCTTTAAGGCCATGGTCACATTCCGTAACCTTGGTACCAAGTAAGGTAAGTTCTTTCTCTTTGAATTCCATGGCAATGGCTTGCCTACACGTTGGACAATCGTTATTGTGTTGAAAGAAACTGATATCCTTACGAAATTTGGATAAGTTGCTTTCAATTTGCGATTCAAGTTTTGTAATCTTTTTGACCTTAGCCTCTGTTTCAACCTTGGCATCAACCAATCGTTGTAACTCTTGGACTTCTGTGGTGAATTGAGTAATCTGTTCTGCCAGCGTGGATATGGTGTTCGCACTACTACTAATCTCACCTTCATGTTCTTTTACCTTATCTTCATTGTTTTGTTTCAGTTCATCAATATGCTTTTTCTGCAAATCATGTTTTTGTTGAGCCAAATCAATATCATATTTTTTTGTGATTGTGGCGTCTTTGTTCATTGTAATCTTGTCTTTTAGAATATTGTTCATGGCAGAAAATACCTGAATATCTAAAAGTTCTTCAATGATGGATCTTCGGTCTGATGCCGATAGTTGCATGAATGGTGTAAACGATGCTGAACCAAGAATAACAATCTGTGTAAATGATTTATAATTTAATTTAAGAATAAACTTTTCAAGGTACTCTTGATAATCTCTTACAGCAGCATCTTGATTAATCATCTCACCATCTTGCCAAATCTCAAACACATTTGGCTTAATGCCACGAATAATCTTATAGTGCTTGTTGCCAGAATTAAATTCAACTTCAACAAGGCAGTCTTTGCCATTGATTGAATTTAACAACAATGGTTTATTCACCGAGCGAAATGGTTTGCCAAACAAAACAAAACACAATGCATCAAGCATTGTAGATTTACCTGCTCCGTTTGAACCAACTATTAATGTGCTAGGTGATTTATCAAATTGTATTTCTGTAAAGTGGTTGCCGGTACTTAACAGATTTTTCCATTTTAGTTTACGAAATAATATCATTCAGTTTCAGTAGTGAGAGCTTCAACATAAAGCTCTTTCATTAAAGTTTTAAGTTTATCATTATCCACAGTCAATGTCAAGTTATCAATATACTTGGATAGAATAGTCATTGTATCTTCTGCCTGATTCACAAGGTCTTTATCATCTTCAATAATCGTATCGGTAAAGTCCTCAACAATGGCAATATCACCAATGCCTGCCTTGTATAGATTATCTAACACATTATCAAATAGATATGGGTTTTGTTTATTCAATACTACAATCTTTACATAACAATCTTTCAAGGCTGCATAATCAAATTTTTGCCAATAAGCAAAGTCAGTTGTTGCATCATCATAGTTAATTTTATGAAACATTCTATTAGGGTTTGAAACAAATGTCAACTCTCTTG